CGTGAGGCATTGTCAGACGCACAATCGTTTGCCATTGGTCGAATCTCAGATCGTAGTAATGTTGAACAAAAACAATATTATAATGCAAAAATAAAAGAAGCTACCCAACTTGGAGACGTAGAAGAAATTTTAAGACTCCAAGATCGAGCAAATCGTTTGTAAAAACAAATGGCAACAACTGAAAATTTTTATACCGGAAATGCATCCACCACATCTTTCGGTTACTCATTCCCAATATTACAGAACTCCGATCTTAAGGTAGAACTTGCCGGAGTATTAAAAACTGAAAACACAAGTGGTACTAACAACGACTACTCCATTTCTGGCACAAACGTTGTTTTTAATTCTGCACCAGCTAACGGTGTAGATATACATATTTATAGATTAACAGATGTAGACTCACCAAAAGCTGTATTTGCTGCTGGTTCGTCTATTAGAGCTGGTGATTTAAATAATATTGTAGATCAAGCTTTATTTGCTAATCAAGAGCAACAGCAAAAAATTAGAAATGCTGACATAAGAAATGATGCTGTTACCGCAGATAAAATAGCAGATGACCAAATAAACTCTGAACATTATGTTGCTGGTTCTATAGATCTAGAACACATGTCTCCTAATTCTATAGACAGCGATCAATATGTTGATGGTTCTATTGACCATGTACATTTGTCAAATGACTGTGTAGATGGTGATAATATACAAGATGATAGTATAAACTCTGAGCATTATGTAGCTGGTTCTATTGACTTAGAACACATGTCCCCTAACTCAGTAGACAGTGACCAGTATGTAGACGGGTCTATAGATCACGTCCACTTATCTAATGACTGTATAGATTCAGATAATATACAAGACAATGCTATAAACTCTGAGCACTACGTAAACGCATCTATAGACAGAGTACATCTAGAAGCTGATATTATAGATAGTACAAAGCTAGCTGATGATGCCGTAGGCGCTGAACATATACAAGCTAATGCTGTTACTGATTCTGAAATAGCAACAGGTACATTAGACAACAGATACTTTACAGAAACTGAACTTACAGGTGGAGCTTTAGACGGTAGATACTACACAGAAACAGAAGCTGAAGCTAAATTTTTAAGACAAGACAGCTCAGAGACTATTGCTAGTGGAGTTTCATGGTCTAATTCTGACGCATTTGTGGCTACTACTGCTGCTATTAATGCTAGAATTATTGACCTTATTGACGAGGTTGGTGGTTTTACAGCTATTGCTAACGAAACTAGCTTTCCTACAACTAACCCACAAGGAGCTACAGGACAGGCAGCTATATTAAGTATTCAATCTGCAAGCACAACATTAACTCCTCAAAGCGGTACAACACTAACCATAGCAAACGGTGCTGGTTCAGGAAACACTGTAACTATTACAGGTGTACCTACAGCAATTCCACAAAACTTTGGGTTCTTAGTAGAGTCAACATCTACAACACATACATATAGTTTTCATAGATTAGTACCTATAGCAACACAGGTTAATACTGTTGCTCAAAACATAACTAACATTGTTAATGCTGGTGCAAACGTAACAGATATAAATAACTTTGCTGACTTATACCAAATATCTAATAGTGCTCCTACACAAAGAGCAGATGGTACATCTTTACAGGAAGGTGACTTATGGTACGATAGTAGTAATGATAACTTACAAGTGTATGATGGTAGTTCATTTGCAGCCGTAACACCTACACAACAAGTTCTAGCAGACATAGCTATTGTGTCTGGTGCTATAACATACAGCGAAGATTTAGGTCTTATCACAGGAGCAGTAACTACAGGTAGTTCTAACGGATCTCTTGATATAGTTGCAGATGTATTAGAAGATGAAATAACATTTACTACTACAGTTGTAAACTCTGGTGGTAATAAGTATGTAATAGATGGCGATACTTCAAACCCTGCTAAAGCTCTTACATTATATAAAGGTTGGACATATACTTTTGACCAAAGTGATAGTAGCAATGCTAACCATCCTTTAGTATTTAAAACAGACTCAGGTTCTTATACTACAAACGTAACAGTTACAGGTACAGCCGGTCAAGCTGGTGCAAAGGTATCAATTAAAATACCAGAGTCACAACCTACAGGTTTCAGATACTATTGTAGTGTACATGGTAACTCTATGGGTAACACCATAACTGTTAAAGATGACCCACTTAAAACAGTTTCTGATGATATAACTAAAATACAGACTGTAGCTGATAATATAAACAACTTAAATACTGTACAAGGTATTAGTTCTAATGTAACTACAGTTGCTGGTATTGCATCTAATGTCACAGCAGTAGCTGGCAATGCGACTAACATCAATGCTGTTGCAGCAGATGCAACTGACATAGGAGCTGTAGCTGGTAAAGCAACAGAGATAGGTAGGCTTGGTACTGCTGATGCTGTGGCTGACTTAGCTATTTTAGGTACAAATGCTATCGTATCTGACATGGATACACTAGCTGATATATCAAGCAACATTACAACTGTAGCTGGTATTTCATCTAACGTCACTTCCGTAGCTGGAAATGCTAGTAATATAAACAGTGCAGTTAGCAACGCTAGTAATATAAATAGTGCAGTTAGCAATGCAAGTAATATAAACAGTGCGGTTAGCAACGCTTCTAATATAAATACTGTTGCTGGTATATCTTCTAATGTCACAACTGTAGCAGGCATAAGTAGTAACGTAACTGCTGTTGCAAATGATGCTGCGGACATAGGTGCTGTTGCTGGTAAGGCTACTGAAATCGGTAGATTAGGTACTGCGGACGCTGTTGCAGATTTAGCAATACTTGGAACTACAGATGTTGTTTCAGACATGAACACTCTAGCAACATCTGCAAACGTAACAGCAATGGATAATTGCTCTGACGATATTGCAAATATAAACACAGTTGCTGGGTCAATATCAAACGTAAATACAACTGCTGGTTCTATAAGTAATGTAAATACAGTTGCTTCTAATATTTCAGCAGTAAACAATTTTGCAAATACATACCGTATAGGATCTAGTAACCCAACAACCAGTTTAGATGTAGGAGACTTGTTCTTTAACACATCTGCTAATGAGTTAAGAGTATATAACGGTACACAATGGCAAGGTGGTGTAACAGCTACTGGTAACTTATCTCAAGTATCAGGTAGTGTGTTTACTGGAGATAATAGATACAACGATAATGTAAAAGCCAAGTTTGGTACAGATTCTGATTTACAAATATTCCATAATACTACAGATTCTATAATTAACGCATCTGGTACAGGAAATATTAAATTACAAGATCAAGGTAATACAAAATTAGAAATTACTTCTAGTGGTATAAGTGCTACAGGTAATATTGTAGTTTCGGGTACTGTGGATGGTCGTGATTTAGCAACTGATGGTACTAAATTAGATGGTATTGAAGCGTCAGCTACAGCCGATCAAACTGCTGCTGAAATTCGTACACTTGTAGAATCAGCTTCTAATAGTAATGTATTTACAGATGCTGACCATAGTAAACTAAATGGTATTGAAGCTTCAGCTACAGCAGATCAAACAGCTAGTGAAATTGTAGCTTTAATTTCTGGACAAACTATTGCCCCTAACGTAATAACAACAACTAACTTAACACTTGACTTCGGAACTCTATAAATGGCAAAATTATTAAAATTAAGACGAGGTACAACCTCGCAACATAGTAGCTTTACTGGAGCCGAAGGTGAAGTTACTATTGACACAACAAAAGATACAGCCGTCGTACATGACGGTTCACAAGCTGGTGGTAGACCACTAGCAAGAGAAGATATGTCTAACGTATCTTCAGCTTCCATTGTTGGACAATTAAGTTCAGGTTCCATAGGAACATCTAGAATTGCTGCTGGAGCTTTACCAACAAACGTAACCGTAGCTAGTGCAAACATAGTTAACGGAACAATCGCTACTGCTGATATTGCAGACAGTGCTGTGACTACAGCTAAGATAAATAATAGTGCTGTGACAGGAGCAAAGATTGCTAATGATTCAATTAACTCAGTGCATTATATTGATGGATCTATAGATAACGCACACCTAGCTAACGATTGTGTAAATGGTAATAAGATAGCTGACAACTCAATCAATTCAGAACATTATGTTGATGGGTCTATTGACCGTGTTCACTTATCAGCAGACATCATAGATGGTACAAAAATAGCTGACGACTCAATCAACTCTGAACACTATGTTATTGACTCTGTAGACGACCATGCGTTGACACATACTGGTGTAACTGCTGGTACCTATGGTTCAGCCACAGCTATCCCAGCAATTACTGTAAATACTCAGGGACGTATTACAGGAGCGACTACAAACAACGTTAACACAACTACAAACCTCAGCACTTCTACAGCATCAGGTTCTGTAACTATAAACAGTAGTACAGGAAACAATGCAACTATAAACGAAGCGACTGGATCTGCTGCTGGTGTGATGTCTACAACACATCATAACAAACTAGACGGTATTGCGTCTGGAGCTACAAACAACGGTTCTGGAAGTTTATCTAGTTATATGCCTTTATCTGGTGGCACTTTTACAGGAACAGTTGTTTCAAGAGCTATTAGACCTTCAGCTAATAATAGTTATGACTTAGGTACATCATCATATAGATATGCAAACGTCTACACCAATGACCTTCACTTATCTAACGAAGGGCACTCTAACGATGTCGATGGTACATGGGGTGACTGGACAATACAGGAAGGAGAATCAGACTTGTTCTTGAAAAATAACCGTTCTGGTAAAAAATATAAATTTAATTTAACGGAGGTATCATAATGACGTTATATTTTGGCGATGGTACAAATATTTCTACCGCTACAGGTTTAGGTGCAAATTTTATTAATAGTGATATAAGTGTTAAAACAGATGCTGCTGGCTTTAACGTAAGTTGGGGTGGTACATCAGCCGATGCTATAGCTCTTGACTATGCAGCAGCTTCTAGTAGTAACAAATTATTAATTTTGTGTACCGTAACTGTAGGTTTGGATTTTGGTGGAAGAATTGGTGCTGAACTTTATATTGGTGGCTCTAGAGAATCTGGAGCAACTGCTGGTACTGAAGGTAACAGACAAAGACGAAGTTCTGGTGAACATGCTGGTCACAGTTATGACATTTCAAGTTGTTCTTTTAATTATATTAAAACAAGTCCATCAACATCTTCTACTCGTTATTCTATAAGATTAGGTCAAGGTGATAACGGTACTAGAAATGTTTATATTAATAGACCACATAATGAACCAAATGAAAGTTATCAGATGAGAGGAACATCATCAATTACAATATTGGAGTTTTCAACATAATGGCTGTATACGATATTAGAGCAATAATGCAGGCTTATCCAGAGTGCGTTCACTGTGATGAAACACAAGGTGCTTTTGATAAAGACGGCAACAAAATAACTTTAGATCAAACTAAAGTAGATGCAGAAAGAACTGCAATAGATAAGTTAAGGTATAAAATAGACAGAGAACAAAATTACCCAGAATGGGGTGAACAGCTTGACTATATTTATCATAACGGTATAGACAAGTGGAAAACAGATATAGTCGATCCTGTCAAAGCTAAGTATCCAAAACCTAGCTAGTGGAAATACCCACCATTGTAATACCACCAATACAAAAAATAGAAACAATATCTATACCTTTACCTACCGCAGACGTACCATCATACATTCCTATGGTGGTACCGCCTAGCGATCTAGAAGC